TTGCTCTGGTATGAGATTTTCGATATTGTGAAACAGAACTGTACGACCAAATTTGACGGCACACCGCAGGATGATTTGATGGAACAGCTTCTGAGCAGCAGAAAGTGAGAAATACATGAAAGAAGATACCCAGTTCTGGCGAGATCTGAAAGCCAATCGCCAGAAGATGACAAAACAGCAATATCGCACAATCAAAGGACAGGCTGTCAAAGGCAATATGGATGCCGCCCGAAAAGGTATGCTCAGAATTCAGCAGAGGAGGAATTACAGATGACCACAACCACAGAATTTCAGCTTGTTGACATCAACAAGTTAGTACCCTATGCGAATAATGCCAGAACGCACAACAAGGAACAGCTCCTGAAGCTTCGCTCTTCTCTGCGTGAGTTTGGCTTTGTGAATCCCGTCATTATCGACCGGGAATACAATGTGCTGGCTGGACATGGACGCATCATGGCGGCAAAGGAAGAAGGCATTGCAGAAGTTCCCTGTGTGTATGCCGACCATCTAACCGAAGCACAGAAGAAGGCATATATCCTTGCTGACAACCGTATGGCATTGGATGCAGGCTGGGACGAAGAACTGCTGTCTGTAGAAATGCAGGAGTTGCAGGAACTCGGCTTCGACCTTTCCATGACCGGATTTGATGAAAAGGAACTGACAGATCTGCTGGGTGTAGATGCAGGCAGCGAGGCAAAAGAGGATGATTTTGACCTGTCTGCCGCCTTGGAAAAGGCAGCTTTTGTCCAGCGTGGCGATGTATGGACAGTTGGCAGACACAAGCTGATGTGCGGTGATGCTACTTCTGCGGAAGATGTATCTGCTCTCATGGGCGATACCAAGGCAAACCTCATTCTGACCGATCCGCCCTATGGCGTTTCGTTTAAGAGTGCCAGCGGTTTGACCATACAGAATGACAGCATGAAGAACGAGGAGTTTTATACATTCCTGCTGTCCTCCTTTCAGCGAATGGCGGAGCATCTTGAAAAAGGCGGTTCTGCCTATGTATTCCATGCAGACACCGAAGGGCTGAATTTCAGAAAGGCTTTCATTGATGCCGGATTTCATCTTGCAGGCTGCTGCATCTGGGTAAAAGACAGTCTTGTGCTGGGACGCTCGGATTATCAGTGGCAGCACGAACCTGTACTGTATGGCTTTATGCAGAACGGGAAGCATCACTGGTATTCCGACCGCAAGCAGACGACCATCTGGCATTTCGACAAGCCGAAACGCAATGCCAATCACCCCACCTCCAAACCGCTGGACTTGCTTGGCTATCCCATCGGCAATTCTACACAGGAAAATGGCGTGGTAATAGACACCTTCGGCGGCAGCGGCTCTACTCTTATGGCGTGTGAGCAGATGAACCGCATCTGCTACACCATGGAATTGGATGAAAAATATGCCTCGGTGATTCTTCGCCGGTATGTGGAAGATACGGGAAATGCCGATGGTGTGTATGTTATCCGTGATGGGAAGCAGATCGCATATTCTGAACTGGTGAAAGAGGTGGAAAAGCCTGATGAATAAACCGCTTACCCTTGGCAGCCTCTTTGACGGCAGCGGTGGTTTTCCACTTGCCGGACTGCTGACAGGCATTGTGCCTGTCTGGTCTTCTGAAATCGAACCGTTTGCCATTCGTGTGACAGAAAAACGACTGCCGCAGGTACAACACTTCGGCAATATCAGCGGACTGCATGGTGCAAAGCTGCCGCCTGTGGACATCATCACCTTTGGCAGTCCATGCCAGGATATGAGCATCGCCGGAAAAAGAACCGGTCTGAACGGCAGCCGTTCTTCGCTGTTTCACGAAGCAATCCGTATCATCCGAGAAATGAGGTGTGCAAGCAATGGCAAATACCCAAGATACATCGTCTGGGAAAACGTCCCCGGAGCATTTTCTTCCAACGGCGGAGAAGATTTCCGCTGTGTCCTCGAAGCCATCTGTTCGGTCAAAGACAGCAGCATTTCAATTCCTCGACCTGCGGGAAAATGGACAAAAGCCGGAGAGATTCTGGCAGAATCCTATTCCCTCGCATGGAGAGTTCTTGATGCACAATACTGGGGAGTGCCCCAGCGAAGAAAACGGATCTTTCTTGTCGCAGATTTTGACGGAACAAGTGCCGGAAAAATACTATTTGAGTCCGAAGGCTTGTCAGGGTATTCTGCGGAGAGCCTCCGTGCGTGGCAAAGAACTGCCGGAAGTGCTGCGGACAGCTCTGGAACGGCAGGCTTGTGCTTGTGTGACCAGGGCGGAGAACGCATAGACATTCTGAAAGAACGCACTGCCACCCTTCGTGCAGAAGCCCATCATCCGCCTTGTGTACTGGAAAATCATCCTGCTGACAGCCGGCTTCAGATCTCTGAGAACGGAAAAGTACAGACACTGACTTCCAGATGCGGAACCGGCGGCGGA